TGGACAAACAGGACTTTTCGTGAAATAGGAGAAACAGTAGGCCAAGTCCCAGGAATTAATAAGTTTAGTTCTCCAGTAAGAATTCAACATGCTTTTAACAGTACTTTTGGTGGAACTGGAAGAGCCGCAGTATCAATTACAGATGAAATTATAGAAATGATTGATCCTACTAGGGTTAGTCCTAAAATATCTGAATTAATGCTGGAATTTGATGCTTTAGATAACCCTCAAGAAAGAAGTAAGTTTATTCATGATTTAGATAACCAGACAAGGGAAGATTTTTATTATGAACTCGATAAACCTGATATAAAAGAAGGGTTAAGTGGAGTTCCTGTAGTTGGGGGTGTTGTTGGGCGTATTTTACCTGGTAGATATGGTGATTTAAGGGATAGAGTGGAAAAAGGGGTTGGGAAACAAACTGGTATAGACCCAGCACAAACCAGAGAAGTACATACTGCACTTAGAGCTGTTGGAGATGACCATTTAAATGAACAGAACAATATAGATAATCAATTGTTAAAAGGTGATATAGAGCCACAACAATGGATTAAAAAAAGGTCAGGGTTTGGAAGTGAATATAAAGGCGCATTAGGTGCTTTTGAAGATAAATATCCAGATGCTGCACATTTTGCTGATCCAGAAAAAAGACAAAAATATTATACAGAAGTAGCAAGACTGGAAGGTCTTACTGATACCAGTATTCTGCAGGGAAGAGTACTGGGAGCGATGTGGTATTCAATTGAACTAGATGATCGACCTTCGGGAATGCCAGCCGAATACGATAGAGATAACACATTTATCCCCAACCCAGAAGACTGGGATATTTTCTGGAACAAACGAAAAGACTTTGTTGACAGCCTTACTGAACAAGAAAAAGGAGTATGGGAATCTGAACTAAAGTCCAATATGACTCCTTTAGAAAGAGAATATTGGGACGATCAAAATGAACATATTAATCCGTTCTACAGTATGTCTACAGACATAATAAAGTTTTTAGCGGGAGATATTGATAAATCAAAATTAGAGTTATCCGATAAAAGTATGAAGTTGGTTGAAGGATTAAAAACCAGTATTGATAAAAAGGGTAAATTCAATATTTCTTTAGAAGATTATTTTTCCTATAAAAATACTGTTGATGCTGTAGGTGCATCAAGAACAAATATAGATTATGTAAAATATAAAGAAATTGATCAAAGAATATTAGGTTTAATTAGAGAATTTGAAAGGTTTAATAATTACGAGTTAGATAAAGCTTTATTTAAATGGGGAATAGTAAGTAGCTCTAAAAATGGAGAATGGACAAAAGAACTAGAAAGAAAACGAAAAGACTCTGGTGGTCAGCTTGATCACTCACTATCGGTAGATTTGGAGATGATGAATAAACTAAATAGTGCCTATTCACAGAACCAGCAACAGGTTCCCGTAGAGGCCAGATAATTGACACAAACAAATTGTAGGATTTAAACTAACAAAATATAGGACTTTCAAAGAGAGAGGAATGTATGACTTCACAAAACGGTATGGCAGGATTTGATATCCCCCCATCCAATGAAGCAACGGTAAACGGAACTGGCTCCCTGGCTCCTGAATCTAGCGAAACTACTGTCTCTGGAACAGTACTTCCGCAGATACAGAACGAGGCCCCCAATGACGAATCGTTGAACCAACGTATTGTTGAACTTGAAGCACAGGCCATAAAACGTGAAAACGATTATAAGGCGCTTGAAGGAAGACTAAAGAGTTCTACTCGTGAAACAACTCAATTTGACGATCTTTCCGAAGGACTTTCTATGCTAACTGATACGGTAAATACGTTTATACGATATCAGGGAACTCGTGACGAAGAGCAGTTTAGGCAAGAGTTGCAACAGGTTGAAACCAATGCAACATCTAGAAAACAGACCAGTAATTTTGAACGTACTGCAGCAACGATGGTAGATGAAATAGCTACCACACTTAGAGATGCAGGATTTGACCCAGAAGAATTTATATATTCTAGTCCAGAAATGGCAGAGTTTAGAAGTTTATGGGGACCAAATTATGACAATCAAAATTTAAGTGGTCTTTATCAAGCCCATTCTGAATTTAATCGTGTTGTAAGACAATTAGAAAAAGATAATCATGAAAAGGACGTACAAAGTTCTGTTCAAAAAGCTCTTGAAGATCATGGTGTTAATACATTGGACATGGATTCCTCTGCGTCAGCACCAGCATCATTAGCAGGAAATAATCTTCTTACACGCCTTGGCGATACGAATTCAACGGTATCAAGAGATGATATAGCAAAGGCAGCGGAAGCCATGCATAGACAGGGTATCCGCTTTTAATTGGGAGATTAAAAAATGGCTGTTGGAAATACGATAACCGATTCATTAGCCGACTCTATTCCTACAATGATTGCTTCCGCAAGAATTGTGAGAGAGTTTGCTGGTGTTATGCCGAACTTAGTAGATCGGCAAAGACTTGATGAAAATACTGGTACAGTTTGGAACGAAGTTTCAATGGCGAAACTAACAGCTCAGGCTGTAACTGAAAGTACTGAACTAGACAACCCACAACAGATGGAAGACACACTGTTCTCAATAACCCCTACGGTTATCGGAGTTCATACTGTTATCACTGACAGGGTTGCACTGAGAATTAGCTCAAATGCATATGCCCAGACAGGGTCACTTGCACAGAACGCTATTGAAAGAAAGAAAGACCAGGATGGGTTAACTGCACTTGACGGAGCTACAACTCCTTTAGGTAGCGCAGGACAGCCTTTAAATTCTGGTGAAATTGCTGCGGCAGCTTACAGGATTACCTCAAATACAACTGAGCCAGCTCCTGCAAGCGCTCCAATTCATGCTGTCCATCATGGTTTTTGCCTGAAGGATATTGATGACGAGCTGATTAATGCAGGTCTTGATACTACTACTGGTGAAGGCGCACCACTAACTATTGGTGTTGCGGCAGAAACCTACCAGAATAGGTATAGGGGAACCATTGCCGGTGCAAGACTGTATGAAGATGGAAACATTACACTTAGTGGAACAAACGCTAAAGGTGGGGTGTTTTCACAAATGGCTCTGGTATTAGTTGAAGGCAGGTCTCCATATGTAGAGACCAAGAGAATGCCTGAACTGGGCGGTGGAGCCACAGCACTATATCACTATGATGAGTATGCTTATGGTGAAAGATCGTCAGGAAACTGGATGTATGAACTGGAGAATGACGCTACTGCACCAACTAGCTAATGAATGCTCGTAGGTTAGTGTGGACTGAAAACCGTGGCCCCATCCCTAAAGGATGGATTGTCCACAATATGAATGGAAATATGGGGGATAACAGGTTGGAGAATCTGGCCTGTATCCCTCGTAAGACAGAAAACATATCAAACGTAGTCGCTCCCTACAGGGAACGAATAAAAATACTGGAGCTACAGCTTCGGGAGGAGAATATATAAGATGGCTCAAAGTGGAGCTGGAAAAATACGACTGTTTAATGATTTTTTTGGGGTAAGTGAAACCCTTGCTTTAGCAACTGATACTGCCCAGCTAGGAGATTTCTATGCTGGCGGGGAAGGTTTTGAAGATACCGATGCTGGCATTGCAGGGAAAGATGCTCTGTCCGGTGTTGTCACACTTACATCTGCTAACACTGACGCAGATACCACCTTTATTGGAACGCACATTGGATTTGACGTTGGTCTTATGGGGCCGATCACACTGGAAACCAGGGTGCAACTTCCTGACAATGACACCAAGGAAATATTCTTTGGGTTGACGAGCATTTTGTCTGTTGACGAACAGCTTGAAGATATTGTCATACACGCAGCCGCTGGTACCGTTACTATGCCAGCAGACCTTGTCGGGTTTTATTGGAGTGACGAAAAAACAGATGATGAAGCTTGGCACGGTATTCACAATGGTGGTACTGCTGGTGCCACTACTACCACTACCGCAGTTTGCCTGGGAGGCACGGGTGATACTACCAGTGTTGGGACAACGGCTGGCGAATGGCAGGTTCTACGCTTAGAAATTGCCAATAACGGTACGGCCCGATGGTATGTAGACGGAGTGCTTTATCAGACCGTAGAAGGAGCTGCTTCTACAAGCACTGATATGGCTGCAGTATTAGCTGTTGCTGCCAATACTACTGAATTCGGAATTATTGACTGCGACTATATCGAAGTAACAGCAAACCGAGACTGGACTGTATAGGAGTTTTTAGTGGCTGCACTTGTTGAATTAGCCACAACAGATATATGGGGTCATGAGCCGTGTTGGCATCTTTCTGAGATTAACCGACCGGCTCCTGATTCTAGATTTATTAAAAGGTATCAGGCTATTACGGTTATTAGAAATGACCGTAAAGTAAAACTTGAAAGAGACCTAGGTGATGCTCGTCTGTTTGGGGAAGAGTTCCAACTTATATGTGGAGTTTCTGATGGTAAAGGTGGTGGAGAAGCTATGTATACAGTTGATGAGGCTATACGCATGGCACAGGACATGAATTTAAAACCACCTCCTAAAACCGAGGTTAAGTCAAAAGATTGGACAAA